TTATCCAAAGAGGCTGGGAAGAGGGAGCATCGGTGTGTTGGGAGGGGAACGATAAAGTACCTCTCCCTCAATATCGTGCCCGACTAATAATTGAGTATAAAAATAAACCATCTCATGAGACTGAGAAACGTCTACTCTCAAAGAAATATTCCAGCATGCCTCTGCAATTGGAGCAGGCGCATTGCAGACTGAACCGTATTTAGCGAACTGGTTTGCTATTCTTTGCTTTTCACGTTCTTCCAAGCGCGAGTTGTTTACATAATCATAATCTTCGTAAAATTCTGTAATACCGATATCATAGGTATGATACTTCTTCGAATTTTCCATTGTATACTTGGCTTCTTCGAGCCAGCACCGTCCCCGTAAGTAGCCGTCCGCCCAGGTAGATACTGTAAGTCCAGTAGCCTTGTATTCATAAAAATCTTTGTTAATCCAGTACTGGTAGGCAAAACCGCGATGTGCTTTTACCAGTCTACCTGGAATTCCAAGTTTAAAGTCATTGGCGCTAAAATCTATATTATGGTTAAATTTGTTATATATGGAGTTGCCCCGCCTTAGCCACTGGTTAGCAAACAGATCTGGTTTGCAGCAATTTTTTCTGCGTTTTTTCTTTTTCACTACTGTTCTGGTCGGTGTGTTTACAACAACATCTGGATCATAATCTGTGAACTCTTTCCCTTCTGGAATAATCTGATCACGACGTGTTCGAACTGGTGGATGGCTAGGAGATTTAGGTGTGGTTTGGGGGGGAGTGCGTCTGCCATTGTTGCGCAAAAATTCGGTCCAAGGATCACGAGTCGTGCGGCCTCTTCCTCTTGTTCCCGGTCTTGATGTTGGGGGCCGAACTACGCCCCGCGCTATCTTCATTCCCTCTGAGGCAGTTTCTGCAGCTCTTGCTACCGTATCGTGGAAGGGAGGTGTTTTAATATTGATTGCCATTGAAAAACCCACAAAAGTACTTGGTAAAACTAACTATTTTGCGCAATAAAGTCCCACTTTCCCATCTTAACTTTATTGTCGTCTTTGTCCGAAATCTCCACGCTCATCAATTCACCAAATTCAATCAGCTTGGGATTGTTTTGCTCTACGCCTGAGAAATAGATTATATCGGCAAGTTGTGTTTCCCTTGTCAGAGCTGCATCTTGTAAGACATTTAAAACCTCATCCATTTCATAAAATGTTAGGCCAGCCATAAAGCTGAGAACGGCCCAGTAAAAAAAACAGGTTTCATCATTGTAGCCCTGCTTATCTGCGTGCTTTTGTGCTTCTCCAATAAACTCAATCAGCTCTTTATGAGGAACATCTTTTGTCTCTTTGGGAAACGCCTTGCGCAGGAATTGCTCAATCTCATGGTAAAAGCTTTGCTGAGCGCAAAACATCATGTCGTCATACTGACGCTGCTCAATCTGGCGGAACGGGAATGTGGCCCGGTAATTGTCTACGGCCCAGTCCTTGTTTTCATGGGTGAACCAGCGGTAATCCTTGCCGTCTTCAGTCTCAACGCCGACTTGCAAAACATCCTCCCGCAAGCGGTAGATGGCAAAGCTTGAGGTGTAATCGTAAGGGGCGGCAATCAGTTCAATGCCCTTGAAAAAATCCTTCCACTGCTCCGGGAAGCCGTGTCGCAGGAAGCAATAGAGCACACGGGCATCATAAAACCGCAGATAAACCGGCTTTCCGCTTTCTGGCGTAATCACACTTATGAAGCGCTTGAGCGAGGTACGAAGCTCCTCAATTGGCTTACTAGAGAAGACGATAATACCAAGCTTTTCCGTAAATCCTGCTTCCAGCCATGTGGTCAGTGCCTCAGGATGCACCTTCAGGTCCACAAGCAGAGGAGTGCGATAATGGGCATCCTGCTTTTTCTCAGCAGAAGAGCCCATCAGAGGCTCCCAGCCATCCTCCCCCTTACTGCGGATAGAACCTGCAAGCTCATCTTGCCAGGACGCATCCAGCACAAGATAGGGCTTTGCTCCTACAGCTGCGCCCTGTGCTGTAATGCTCTCAAAACGGTCTTCCAAACTCACGATACTCACCCCTTAGCGGCTTTGTCTTCGCAAGCTTCGCAAAATGGTGAACGCGACATGCCAGGAGGAGAAGCCCCGCCAATGAGTGTGTCCCCAGATCCCGTTGAATCAGCCCCGCCGCAATCTATCGGGTCCCCCACACGTCCAGCTTGCTTGTTGTTAAACAGAACGGTCGGACTACCAGAGGCCAGGGCACGGCCATGGGGTGGAGACGGGCATACAGGGCAGGGATGAGGCGCATAGGCATCGCCTTGACGTACCGCTGCTCTGTTATTGATGATAATATTCGGGCTCCCGCCAATGGCGGGCGTTGGCGGGAAGTGGCACCCATGACCAGAACCAATATCGCCAAGGCGTGCAGCTGGTTTTCCAGACATATCGCATGTGCTCCTTATTTCTCGTAGGAGCGGCCATAGCGCTCTGCATGTGGACCGGAATAGTCGGATGGCTTTATGGTCTCCATAGGAGCAACAGGTGAGCCCTTGGAAGGCGAGCCGCCACAGTTCACTTTTACAAGTGAGCCTTCAATTTGCACACCGCCCTTGTCGATCTTGACGAAGTTGCCACCGACATTCAGGCTTATGCTCGCGCCTGCCTGAATAACAACAGCGTCCCCTGCATTGATGTAGTGGGTTGTTCCACTCTCAAAATGCTGTTTACCTTTGGCCTCTAAACGCCAGTTCTCGTCAACAAGCGTGATTGCATTGCGCACCACATGAGTAACCTTATCTCCCACAACCTTCAGGAAATCGCTGATCTTGACAAGGCGGAGTGCAGAGCCGTCAATTTGAGTATGTTCTGACCCCTTCACCTGTTCGCGGTGATCTCCGCCCACCTCAATATCCTTTGATCCGCCTATAGATTCAGACTGAGATCCTTCGATACGTTTGTGGCGGTTGGCCCCCACCTTCCAGGTCTCATTGTTCTCAACAACACCGTTGTGGAACTTCTGGGCGTGGAACCAGACTTCCTCTTGCCCGCCCTCATCCTCAAAGCGGAGCTCATTGGACCCTGTCGCCTTGTGGCTGTCTGACTTCAGGACCATGCGGGTTTTGAAGTCTGGAAGCTTGTTCGGCGTACGATTGTTGTTGTGGTAGGTGCGTCCCGTGATGATGGGTTGGTCCGGGTCGCCTTCGAGGAAGTCTACGATGACTTCGTGGCCGATGCGGGGGATGGCGATATGGCCCCAGCTGGCGCCGGCCCAGTTGGAGGAAACGCGGATCCAGCAGGAGGAAGTGTCGTTCTTCTGGCCATGACGATCCCAGGGGAACCAGACTTTCACCCGGCCATGTTCATCACAGTAAATCTCTTCACCTTCCGGCCCGGTGACATGAGCGATCTGAGGGCCATCCACCAAGGGCTTTTTGAGCAGTTTGGGCCGGTATGGCAGGCGGGCGGGCATAACCTCAAAGCCGGCGCTGTAAGTGGTGGTGGGGCAGCCAGCCTCCTCAGCCACGGCCTGCGGCTGGCTGCCCTGATGCGAGACAGTGAGCAAATGATACTTGATGTTGTAATCACTGTTCGGGTGGTCGTTCAGCGCAAACTGATGTCCGGCCATCAGGTGAATAGCATTTGTCGCGCCGTGGCCCGTGGTGGCCTCTACACGCGCTGCCTCCAGCCGGTGTTTTGTGAACGGCTTGCCAACGCCATCTGCCTTGTAGCGCCCCGGATATTCATAGAGTGCATAGTCTCCAGCAGAGCCGTTGTCTTCACCGCGCTGATGAGCGTGTTGCTGGTTGTAAGGCGGGTTCTTGAAGGAGTAATCGCGCTGCATGAAGCTGGTGGCTCGCAGCTGCTCACGCAGGACAAAGCTGTTGCAATAGACGCCTTTGACAGCCCCGCCTGCCATGGCGTTGTATTCCAGCTTGGGCTGGTCTGGTAGCTGCGAGACAATCTGAGGGTTATCAATGAACTGCAGCGTATGCTGGCCATTGGCGCCATAGGTGAAGTAGTACCAGATGCCTTCTTCTGCCGTGATGCGATCTAAAAAGCTTAAGTGACTTTCCCGGTACTGCACGCAGTATTCGCGGGCTTCATGAGGCTCGGTCAGATCCCACTTCACATCCTCTACGCCGTGTTCTTTCAGCAGGATCTTGACGATCTCAGGTACGCTTTTCTTCTGGAAGATCCGGCAGTCAGAGCCATGGGCGAGCCGGTGCAGACTGGGCAGCAGCGTCAGCGAGTAACTGGTGCGGTGATGGCCTTCATTGCCGCGGGCAATCTCGGCGACTACCCCAGAGAGATGGCGCAGGCCCTCGTATTTATGATGGATGGTCAACGTGGCGGGCGTATCGAGCAGGCTATGCAAGTCCAGCGCATTGTCGGGGCTGGCCAGCTCAATCTGGATCTGCGTGAGCCCATTGAGGCGCTCTGTTGCCGAGAACCCGGTGACCAACAACTCCGCGTTGGGCTGCGCAGGAGCGGCAAAGGTGAAGGCCAGATCTTGTTCCTGGAAGAGTTGCGGGATTTGGACAATAGCATTCATAACAAACTCACTGGCAAAGGAAAAAATAAAGGAAGCATAAGAATTGAGAGTGGTCTGGCGGGCTTCGTTAGGGCCTCACTCTGGTGGCGGATAGGGTTTGCCAGTAGAGGAAGACGACGGACACAACACACCGGGAGCAACCAGTTTTTCATCGTCACGCTGGAAGTCATTCAGGAAAGTTTGGTCACAGGAGCGGTATCCAGCTGCGATAGCCTGAGTACGGGCGTAGTCGGTGAGCACAACCCCAAGAAAGGCCCCGCCAACAGCAACGGTTAGGAACACGACCGAAAAGCTTTTAACCGAGCTCTTGACCCATCGTTGCCCCCACGGTGTAAGAGCGAAATGGAGAACAGGAAGACAAAGCCCTCCAAGAACCCATTGGGTCTTTCCGCGCGGGACAATCAGAAGGTCCTGTGTCTGTCCGAATAAAAGAAAGATGTCAGAGAGGATGATCCAGCACAGAAAGATAACCAGACAATCCAAAAACAGCATTGCGACATGTGTCCGTTTGAGATCAGCAGCAAGCCAATTTGCGGATTTCTCAATGCGGTCAAAACACCAGTCAAACATCGCTACCTCCGGTAGATCTGGTTATACAGATCTGAACCGCCAAAGTGCCAGATGATCTCACGCTCTAGCCGATACAAAAAACTATTGCTGCGGCGTTCAAACTCTTCCACCTTCTGGCGCATGGAAACTTGTGCTTCACGAATGATCTGCCCTGTCTCCTGAATTCCATGGGCAATTGCCTTACCTGTCCAGTGCAGAGCTTGGCCAAGTTTTTCCCGGATACCAAATGCCTTATCGAGTTCGGCTAAAGCAATACCAGCGATCATTCCAACAACGATCGCTCCTCCAGCAACTGCAAGGGCGGGAAGCGCAATCACAGTCAGTCCAGCCAACCAACCAGCTGCCAACGTCCCGGCAGCCAGTGCCACCGTACCAATAGCAACATCAGTAATGATGTTGGCAAACAGTTCGTGATAGAGCTGCTCATCACTCATGATGAACTGCATCACATCGAGCACTACATAACAGGTGATCATGATGACTGCGTTGGAGCGTCCAGCTGACTTAAGTGCCTCCGGGCCTATGCCAAAGGCAACGACTTTGGGGGATGTGGACAGATACCGTGTACCCTTCAAGGTCTCACGCAGGGCGGAGTATCCCTTAAACACCACATAGGTCTTGCCGTTCACTACCTTTGTGTAATAGCGCCCCTGCAAACCAATTTCCTTTAGGAGTGTCTGACCACCCTTCATATCGCGCAGCAGCACTGGCAGGCTCGCCAAGTCCAGAGCACCGCCGGTTGTTGTTCCAAGGCTTTGATGGGCGTCCACTACGGCTTGCGCAAAGAGCTCCATATCCATCACGACAGCTTCTTCCTGGCGTGGATTGATCAGCTCTGCAGCCATACGTTGTTCCGCCAGCGGATAGACCATCAGAATATCTCCTTGTGGGGCTGTTCCCCTGGCCTGACCATCAAGCGGTGACCGGGAAACTGATCCAGAAAGCCCCGGATCTCCAGCTCTTCGGACAGATCTTCGTGCAGAGCATCTGACGAGCGCTCAGGCCGGTCACGACCTTGCAAGACCACATGCGCGGTGCCTGCCGGATCGGTTTCCTTGGGTGCAGCTTCAGCAATTGCCTCCACCTTACGCCGGCGCCACAGCAAGCTGCGAAAGAAGCTGCGCAAGTAGCCGCGCTTTGCTGAGGCTTTGCCAGAGACAAACTGCATATTCCAACTCCGCAGATCAGGCCCAAATCAAAGACTGCCTATCGTTTAACTCGCCCATAGGCAGTGTCCGGGCCAAAGCTGGCCCGGATCTGACTTCCATCCTTATTGAGGACAGAGACTTAAGCTGCAGGCGCGCGCCAGTCATCAGCACCGGACGTGCCGGAGACTGTGTGTTCCCACATGATCTTGCGGTAAGACAGTTCAATGGTGATCAGCTGAGTGAAGTCAGCGTTCTTCGGATCCTGACAATGTGGCAGGCCACACTCGATGTTGGTGATCAGCGCATCTTCAAAGGAGGTGGTGAAGAAATGCTCCTGCTTGCCGGAAGAATTGGTGCGGTACCATTTGACTTCACACTTAGGCAGCATCTCACCGGAAACCAGCGCATTATAAAGCAGCGGGATGGACTTATTCATGGAGCAGGTGAACTTGAACGGAGTGTGCACGCGCTGACCAGCTGGCTGACCGGACTGGATATCACGAGGAATGATGACGGTGTGATCAATGGCCTGCACCATGATCTCGTCTTCATGACCTTCCTGCCACACGTTACCGACGGAATCTTCAGTAAACGCGCCTTGAGTGATTGGACCCTGAGTTGACCCTTCAATGGTGATATAAGCGGGTGTTGGCATAGTATGCTCCTGGTGAGCGCCCTCCGAGTGCGGACAGACGCAGCAAAACAAATAAATGAACCCCATTTGATGAGAATGGGCCACGGCCCCAGACCCCAGTCTGCGACAGCGTACCAACACAACTGCAACTTGCATGCCAAAGTGAGAAAGCACTCCTGAAAAACACAGACACCCCTTTCAACACTATGAAAAAGCTTGGTAAAATATTTTGTTGGCACGCATAGGAGGTGTCAGATAGCAGAACTACGAGCAATATTCTGCAACCTCATTTTAGGCCATTTTTGGCCAGAGAAACCAGTAGATCCTTCACAATCAAACTAAGTTATTGATAAACATCATCAAACAGCTGGCCATTTTTGGCCAGACCTCGGCCGAAAATGGCCCGCTATTGATACATAAAGGAAAATCGGAACGGGTCCTCCAGGACAAGAGGCTTTCAGAGCTAGAGTGGAGCCTTAGAAAGCTCCAGGCATCCCTTAATCTCTCTGTCACGGTGTTTGATGAAAGCGAGAAAATATCTGGTTAGGGCTCTTATCGTATACAATCGCGGGGTTTTGATCAGAGTTTCTCCGCCTGCAGTGAAGGATCAATTTCGTCCGCTCTACAGCTATTCGCAAATAAAGTGATCCGAGCACCGGATAAGTGCAATCCGTTACAGCGAAGGTAGTATCTCGCCCTCTCCTGCAAGCTACCCCATACAGCACTGCGATCACCTTTACTCAGGCTCCGCTTTGGTTATGGTCTGATGACATTTGCTTACGGGCTAATACACTACGGACTTTCTTTAAGGACCTAGCGACTAATTCAACCGGTCTCTTGCCTGCGTTATCTCTTATAGCCTCGTCAGCACCTCTCGCGATGGCAAGTTCATAGTTTGGGAAGCTTTCATCGTAAATCTCTTCCTCAGCCGCATAGTGCAGCATGGTTCTGCCGTTACCATCACGTGCATTTATGTCGATACCAAGAGCGAGCAGAAAATCCAGAAAAGCAACTTCATCCGAAAAGTCATGCCGCGGCAATCCGTGCTGAATGACTAAATTATGCAAAAGAGTTTGCTGGTTGGGTTGTAGAGCATGGGGGTCGACACCCATTACCATGACAAGTCGGAAAACCCGCTCACTATGACAATATGTCAGGGTTGTGCGCCCGCCTGCATCTTTCTTTTTGGGATCAGCACCAAGGTCCAGCAGCGCTTTAATGGGACTATCACCCTCAAGCTTTCCATGGAGCAGCGCAGCTTGTAAAGGTGTGTAGCTCAGACCTGAAGCTTCTGTTGAATGACTTGCCAGTAAATTAACATCAGCACCAGCCCCTGCGAGAATGCGAACTTTCCTACCTGTCCTTGCTGTGTGAAGAGGTGTCTTACCATAGTCATCGCGTGCATTCGGATTCGCGCCATATGCAAGCAGAACTTCAGCCGTCTTTTCATCTCCCCATGCCAGCATGGTTATGCCATTATCCCAGGCAGCATTGGGATCAGCACCAGCAGCCAGAAGTGTGCGAAGAAAAATCAAGTATTCATCATAGCTGATATGCGCGTTGAGCTTTCGTTTAAGCTCTGCTTCTTTCAAATCAGGCCAAAGCGTTCCGTAGGTCTTATTTATTTGTTGCCTATATTCAGAGCGCGTTTTCAGAGCTATCTGGCGTCGTGTAACGACCAGATCATGCAGGGGGAAATAACGCTGGTGCTTCCATCCATCAACACGTGCTCCCTTCGCAATAAGCCATCGCACGGTTGCCAGAGAGCTTTCTTTTACTGCGTCATTTAAAGGTAAGCGGCGGGTGTTGAGTATAGCCCCTGCCCCCAGCAAAATCTCAAGCATATCAAGGTTGCTGTTTCGAACCGCATACGTGATTGCCGTTGAGAATTCATGGTCCCATAAAAAGTTCCCGGATATCCAGTCACTGCCGGGAACACAATCAGGATGGGCACCTACGCGAAGGGCCCGTTTAACCCCAGAAACTGAATTGGCGCGCGCAGATTCCAGCAGGGCTCTGTCTGCTGGAGTTGTTTCGACAACCGCTTGGGGAGGTTCATCCGGGCCAACATTTTCTGGATCACGCTCAAGCCATTTGATCCACGCCTTGGCCCCTTCACTGTCAGAGCTCAAATAATACCTGTCATTTTGCTGGTTGTCGCCGAAGCGCAACCATGAAGCCCACTCCGTACCAGCAAAACCAAGTTTTGACATTTCAGTCATGAAACTAAAAAAGTCTGGGGCAAGCGCTAACCCATGCAACATCTCCAGTTCATGCGAAAAGTACCGGACAGGTTGCTTTTGCGGGTCGGGATCAGACACATCAATGGTAACAATGTCTCCATTCTTCAAATAATAGAACGGGAACTGGTTCTCCCACATTTCAGGAAAGTTAAGAGCTTCTGAGATACTCTCAGATGCCTTCTGGCTTTTCAGGGCGACAAAATTCGGCAGGGCATAGCTATTGATATGTGACAGATCCCAAACAGCATCACGATTAAAGCTCATTTGCGGCATATCCAGCCTGCCAAAAGAGCTAAGATGATTTGGCGTGTACCACCCAAAGGTCACGCAGCCAGATAGCTGGGTTAGCACCGCACGAAGCTGCGACGGGAACAGCATTTGATATCGACTCTCCACGATGGCTAATGCTTCAGGAGCAGCAGGTGGAGCAATATCAAGCGTGGTAACTTCCCATTGACGTTTCCGGGCGGTTTCTTGCATCCTCCGCCAATTGGAATGCCAATCCTTCCAAAGCGTTCGCAGATCAGTTTGGGGGCCAGAGCATCCTCCCAGCAGCTTAGAAGCTGCGCAGGCCAAAACTCCATTTACAAGAAACTGCCGCCGGCTTGTGCTTCCCCAAAAACCTGCATCAAGGGTTTTGCTAGAATTCTCAGGAACCATTAAAGCCTCAATGTAAGTGACAGGATTATTGGCGAGGCCAAAACAGAAATAACTAAAGAATATAGCAGACCAGCAGTTCTTGTAATCAGTCTCATAGCTAACCTGATCAAGCTGGGCTTTTAGTCACCGTTGCCAAAGGTCAGGTTTCAGTTTCCGGGGATCTTGGACAGGTAAAGTTATTTCTCTTTCACTCAGACACAGTCGGGACTGGCCAGCTCAATCTGAATCTGCGTGAGCCCGTTAAGGCGTTCAGTTGCCGAGAACCCCGTGACCAGCAATCCGGCCTCCGGCTGCGCAGGAGCGGCAAAGGTAAAGGCGAGATCCTGCTCCTGAAGGAGCTGCGGGATTTGTGTAATGGCATTCATGAAAAACTCGCTGGCAAATGAAAAACAAAGAAACTGCAATAAAAGAACGCAGGATCAATTTTACCTGGCGGGAAGTGTCTTGAGCGAAACTGGTCTGAACCTGAGCTGTATCGTGCTTCAATGAGGATCTTGGCCCGAAGATCCAGCTTCGATGAAATCGGCTCATTAAGTTCAAGAGCCAAGCAAGTCTTTTCAGCTCTGTGCTGCTCGCTCTTGTGCTGAAAAGACTTGAAACGAGCAGTTCAAATGCGCAATACATCAGTGTTTACAAATCCATGGCTCAACCATGTTTGCGGTCATAAGCGCTGACCTCGTGACCACGCAAGGCTGCGCCTGGTGGAGTAGTTTTTACATTCCTGCGGAGATTTCATTTATGCGCTTAATTCTGGCTATCCTGCTTCCCTTTGTTGTGTTCTTCACAATCAACCGCCCGTTTCAGGGGATCTTCTGCCTGTTGCTTCAGATCACTATTCTCGGCTGGATACCAGCGGCCATCTGGGCCGTGTATGCACTGGGGCAATATAAGACCGACAAGAAGATCAGGAATATGCAGCGCTCCAGATGAGCATCACCAATACGGTTGGTACAGCAATGAATACGCATCGGACTGGTATTTCTTGAATTGTTTAGGAAGCAGGTCTATATTGAATACAGGAAAGAGGAGCTTTCGCCCCCCAATCCAGCTGTTAGACTACTTTGATAAGGGTATGGAACCAGACGGCCAATCTCTTCCGTACCTTTTTCATTTTGAACCTAAGCTCAAGCTTACAAAACAAGTTTCATCCAACATCCCACCTCCTTTACCAGGCTTTGCTACTGTCGGAGCGCCTAACCTCTCCGATCGTGCGGACTGGCTCGCACTGCTGCTTCGTAAAGGACGTGGTTATCGATATCATATCGGGTATAGGGTTCTCGCGCTATGGCAGGCATAGGTTCATGAACCGTTCCCCCAAGACAATCTGCCTTTATGCTCCCTCTTCAAAAACATCTGCTTTATCTATCGCGAAGGCTTCCAGAGCGAGTTCCAGTGTCATCTTGCACTGAGCCGTAACAGATCCTTTCACCCAAGAGGCACAAATTAATCGTCGAAATGGTTCACAGCCACGTAACGCTCAGCTTCTTTTTTACTGCGTGGCAGAGGGTCTCCATTTTCCTTGTGCTCAAATCCGCCAACACCGTTATCTTCCACCTCTATCAAGATCCAGTCATCTGCAAAATTCGACCTGGAACTGTCATAAGAAAGACGCCCTGACTTTAACGCAGCTTTCCATTGCCGTTTGGCCTGGTTGTCAATTTCTTCTTCTGTCATCTCTCCCTTGCCATAGTCCTCCCACACGTCACACTGCAGATCGGAAAATTTTGGGAGGCTCGCTGGATTCTTGGAAGAAATCTTGAGGTGCTGGCGCAACACCTGTTCCAACTCCTTTGAGAGCGCATGGAGCTGGGATATAGAATAACGCTCTGCGACCTCCTGATCAGTGGTATCAGCTCGCAGTAACTCCATGAATGCCTGATACTTTTGTTCATTATTCAGGGATTTGCGCTTTTTCATCCGTGAAGTCTCCTCGGTCAAATACAATAAGCCTGTGCTTTTGAGGTAAGGCAGTATCTGGCCTTGTTACACATTGTCGAGCCTCAATTGAGGTTGATTGCGGCTGAGTGTTAAATGACACGGCCCTCAGGACCATCGATGAGAAGAGTTCGAAGACAGATGCCAGTCGTCTTCGAACCATGCGCACTTTACAACCTAGATAGTCGGACAGGGCCTCTGTTATGCCACTTCATCAATGACATCGGCCTTGTTGATCGCGAAGGCTTCTAACGCGTGCTCCATTGCCGTCTCAACCAATCCCATTTCAGGTTCATAGGATCTGTAGGATGCATAGGCTAGAATGAGCGTGACAGCTGCACTCACTGCTTTGTCGGGATCCGGCGTACCTCTCAGTGCCGTGTAGATCTTTTCTTCAGCCTCGTTTGAGGCTTCTGGGATTAAGGCCAGATGTGATTGGGTTCCCATGAATTGGCTCCTTGGTTGAGATGAGAAAGCTCACTCCCCTCCCCGTTTGGGAGGTTCGTTTCACTTTTCTCGTCGTGGGAAGCCGTTCAGTGTGGTCAAGGTCATTCTTTGAATGCCTGCATGCAGGTTGCCTTGACCATGCTGAAGGGAGACTTAGAGAACAGCAGATAAAGGAAGCCGCTAAGCGGCTTTCCGCCTTTCTTTGCACGAGGGACAGTTCCCGCATGGCCGAGACAGACAGTGGAGCGCTTTAGGTTGAGTTTTGCCGTTGCTGGTTCGTTAGAGACGGCATGGGGAAATTATGAGACCTTAAGCGTGGAAGTGTCTGGCTTGGTAAGCGCTGTAAGCGCGTGGACAGGCCCGGTCTGCATAGCAGACGTGCCCCTGCGCTATTGTTTCTTATACTCTAAAATCCAGCGCATTATTTCATCAGATATTATTTCATCAAAGGTCAGATTCAAAAGCTCTTACTCATCGTGATCACCCTTCTTACGATCCAGCAGCTCATACCAGCCTTACAAAAACACGACTTACAGACTTGAAAAACAATACTAATCAAGCTTCATCAGCTGATCTAACACCACGAACATAACTGAGTGCAGATCTTCAAGGATACGCTATAACAAATTGATATAGCTAGTTTATTTCGAATTCAGAAGAAGCCACATCAGCTCACCTGAACCCTTGCTAGACAACTGGAAAATTTCGAGATCTCGTTTCAGATCGAACTTCAGATACGATTGGCCCATCTTTTCATTTTCAAAACAATGAAACTATGAAGCCTCTTAGATTTAACTATTATTATCAGTTAGATACATCTGTTAGTCATCTTACAACCAGCACTCAAAACCTTGTTGGTTATTTTTCATAGGCTCTCATTGCAACCAACTTGTGAACTCCTGAGCCAACTCCAGATCTTAGAACCTCTTAAGTTCGCTACCCGCTTAAAAAGTTGTTTTGAAAATCGTCCCTTCCGCTTGATCTTTCACTTGCCTTACTCATTTCATCGCCTGAAGATCACCTGGGCTTTCACTGTTTGAGCCCTCATTTCAGATCTGAAGTAAAAACCCCTGCCCTACATTTTCAGAGACTTTGGGCCGCTCCTTCTTTGCTAATTGATAAGCCTCCTCATTTTACTTCCCTCTCTGATTTGCCTCACGGTCCCGCCTCAATGTTCTGTGGTGGTTTGCGTACTTTTGTTGGACGCAAACAATGTTTTTTGCTTTCAGGTGCAACGAGCCCAAACACTGTTCTAAGGGTCGATTATGTCTGACAAAAAGAATAGCTCCCGAAATCGCTTAGGGTGTCATTTCTCACTCAGCCACATACACCCTCTTCAAGTTAAGATCCGCGACCTTCCCTCCTGCCCTCAACCTTCCACCCGATCTGGTCACCCGACAAAGCCAGCCACTCCTTCCGTTCCTTTTCTCAAAGCGGGTGCGGAGCACCCAATTGCAAGCCTAATAAAACAGGCCGCAGGCGTGTTTTAAGTAGCGCGCAGCGGCAAAGCGTGGGGCGAAGGGTGAGCAACAAGGCATAGCGCAGCATTGCCGCCGTGCCGATCCCGTAGTCACACCCCGTATAGGCCCACCGCCTTAACCTCTTGTTCAAGAATTGATTGTGATGGCAGGTAAGAAAAGACCTGAAACCACCCGCACATCTGGGGGGCTCGTGTGTCAGTCTCTCAGTCAGAGCCAAAAGCTTGAGCCTGCGGCCGTCCTGGTCGAATTGTGCTTGCAGCTCCAAACTGTTCAAGTAGAATCCGGGTGATTGAAATTTGGATTGGGGTTGCCTCCTCCGCTCTGAAGATATTCAAGAAATCACCTTTTCGAGCACGCGCAAAATGAACCATTTTAGTTGCATGGGGCACCATGAAATCAATTGTCATTACAGAAAAACCCTCGCAAGCCCGCAATGTCATGAAGGCCGTTGGATCTCGATACGGAGAGGTGCTGGCGGCACAAGGACACTTGCTGCGGCTTCAATCTCCAGGCGAGGCCAATCCGGATTGGAAAGCATGGTCTTCAGATCTGCTGCGCCCACAAGGTGGCCGGTATGGGTTGGTGGCCGATAGAACCAGCGGTAAGGGTGAGCGCCTTGATAAAATCAAGCGTGCTTTAAGCAGTGCTGATCAAGTCATCATTGCGACAGACTGCGACCGCGAGGGTCAGGCGATTGGCGAAAACCTCTTGCATTTTTACGGCTATAGAGGCCGTGTGCTGCGAGCAATGTTTACGGCAGAAGATGAAAAGACGCTTTGCACAGCCTTTGCCTCTGCCAAGCCCAACACGGAGTATCGACCACTTTATGATGCAGCGGTTGCCCGCGCTCAGGCCGATCAGGTTTTCAATCTTAGTCTGACCAGGACTGCAACGACCAGACTGGTTCCTTCTGGTGTGCGTGCTGTTATCGGCATTGGCCGTGTTCGCACCCCAACACTTGGAATTGTCTGCAGGCGTGAGCAAGAGCTTTCCAACTTCAAGCCACGAGATTACTTTGAGCTGACTGCAAATGTTCAAGGTGAGCATGGCGTGTTCCAGCTTCACCATCGACCTGCAGATAGCGAGCGTTATTTTGAAAAGGCTACGGCTGAAGCAATCGCTGCAGCCACAACCGGCTGGCACGGTCCAGCCAGCGTCACCGGCGTCAGGCTCCAGGCAAACCCGTTGATCTTCCAAGCTTGCAAAAACAAGCTGCCAAATGGGGATGGACGGCGAAGAAAACATTAGACGTTGCGCAGGCTCTTTATGAGATCCACAAGCTGACAACCTACCCACGCGCTGCTGTGCGCTATCTTCCTGAGAACATGGTTGAGGGAGCAAGCGCTGTGTTTGCCGCTCTTGTTGGCGGCGGCTATGTGAAGGATCTGGACTGGCAGGCCCCAACAATCAGGACAGGCAAACGCGGTGTATTCTCAGATGCCGGACTAGCTGGTGAATCTCATCATGCCATCATCCTCAATCCAGCTGTGATTGATCAGTTTTCAAAGATCATTGCAGGGCTGAACGCTGATGAGCGAAAGCTGTTTGATTTCATAGCCAAGACATTCCTCGCAGCGCTTGGCCCTGATTACGAATATCACCAGACACAGATTGCTATCAGTGTGCCGGTGAGCGGCCAGACTATTGTGTTCAAGACTGTGGGCCGCTCTACAATTCATTCAGGCTGGCGTGCTGTTTACGGTGAGTTCATCGAGGACAGGTCGTCTTCAGATAGCGAGGCCGAACTGTCTCAGGTCGCAGACGATGAAAGTGTAGGGATCTCAGCTGGCAATATTGACGCCAAGAAGACAAAGGCACCAGCCCGCTATACAGAAGAGTCTTTGATAGAGGCCATGCAAAACGCATGGAGGTTTGTCTATGATGAAGGCCAGCGTGCACGGCTGAAGGAAGCCAAGGGCATTGGTACTCCGGCAACCAGAGACACCATAATTGAAGGGTTAAAGAAGCAAAGCTTCCTCTCTGTCACCAAGGGCAAACTCTTTGCAAGCGATACGGCTATGCAGCTCTATCATCTTCTGCAGGACCGGTGTCCTTCTCTGCTCGATCCAGCAACGACCGCAACAATGGAAGCGCGACTTGATGACATTGTGAGGGGCAGTGCCGGTGCTGATGAAATCATTAAGGAGATCTGCAGCTCTGCGAAGTCAGCAATTGACGTGCTGGACGGGCAGGGGGCAAAGCTCGACATTCAGCGAAAACCGTGCCCAGCCATAGTCAAAGCAGCTAAGAGCAAAGCTGAGCGCGAGGGCAAGCATTTCACCCGCGCAGATCTAGTAAACTATGACACCTTGCGGGCCTATCTGTGGCCAATGAAGGAGCGGGCAGGGGAGCCATCCGCCCCAAGCCCAGCACAGCTCAAGTTGGCAATGATGATAGCTGAACGTTTGGGATAGCCTCTTCTTGATGAAGCCAAAAGCTCAGTAAGAACTCTGAGCAGCTGGATAGACGCTAACAACGTTGCCAGTGATAGCTAAATGAAGTGCATCTCTAAGTTCGCTGAGGAAGGCAAAATCAAGAAACCCAAAGGCTATCTGGACAAGGTCAAAACCAAGAATACCAAGGTGCTTCTTGATAAGATATTCAACAAAAGGTAAAATAGCTATCCATTTGAATTATATGATTTTTTATCCCAAGGGTGCACGCGTGCACCCTTGGCTTTGATCAAATTGCACGCGTTCAACAAGATTGTGCCAGGCCGAATAACGACTTGTGTAGCGCCAGCTCGCCATCGACAGCCCGATCAATGCACGCTCTGAAATAGCCGCCCGGACTGGAAATCAGCAAAGGATCTCGCAGGGCTTTCTCCGCTGTGGTTGCCAGCACAGCCGCCGCCGCATATCGTCCAACTTTTGCTTGAGCCTGTTGCATTCCCGATTGAGACAAACCAATCAGCAATGCAATATCACCGCTTGCCTTCAGCAATTCACTCCAGTTGTTAAACTCAAACCCAAGACTACTTTGAAGGTTTGATAAGGCTGATTTGAGCAAGCCTATGGAAATGCTCTCTAGCGGATCTTCTTGCTCAGCAGGCTTAACTTTGGCCGCAAAATTGCTCCTTAGTTCTTTCTCAAAAGCTGTTTTAACCTCAACTTGCTTGAGGTTTTTCCTATTTGAGTGATCAGCGTGAGCTGATCTCCGCTGTTTTATACTCAATTTAAGAGATTGAGGGTTTGTATTATTATAAGGGATGTCGTCAATGTCACCCGCGCATGTCATCTCATCAGATAATGAACTATCAGTTTCCTGTGTTTCTTCTTCAGCAGGAGTAAAGGCTGCCACCGCCATTTCATAAAGACTCTGAAGCACTTCTGCGCGAGTAACAACATCCATCGGCTTGGTGCTGAGTGTCTCGACCGCGTCCTGTACATTGCAAAACTCTAGATCTTCTTTAGCGGCAAGAAGTGCCATGTCTTCAATCGCACGGAGCAAGCGGTTTACTGTCCGGCGGGCGTCTTTCTGTGCCTTGAGACGTTCAGCAAACTGAACACCCAGTTTCTTCAGCTCACGAACGCGTTGGCGAGCAGGGGAGAAATCAAAGCCGTACCCGCGCTCAATCTCACCCAGTTTCCCTTGCCTGAACTCACCACGATGAATATAGCGCCGTCCGGTTGGACTGTCCCGGTAAGCAATGATACCCGCTTCTACCAGCCGTTTCAGGCAGCGAATGACGGTGCGCTTTGAGCGGCACACGTATTCAGCCAGTTTTTCATTGGAGATTGCAACAAGAGGGCGGTGATTGGGTTGCCAGTCATCCGCAGCAGTAAGGCCGATCAGGATATCCAGAATATGATAGCAAGTCCCATCAATGCCAAGGGCAGGTGCTGCCTTTTTGAGCGCCATTGCCACTTCTGACTTTGTGGTTTCAACAATATCATTTGCCATAGCCAGACGTTGACTGACCATCATCTCTGGTGTGAGTTTTCTAAATGAGGCCACTGAGCCTGAATTTTGCATAGCAAAACCCTCTCGCCCTACGGTTCCGAAGAGCGTTTAAAACACACGTTATGCAACGTGTGTCATCAATAAGAGGCAAATCAGGGCGCAGAACGCAAAAAATCGTACCGCCCCATAGGAAGGCGATTGATTTTAACAGCAGCACGAAGTACGGTGAATTTGCTGATACGGTACTTCTAGAGTTCTGCTCTGGATTGCCAGATGAATTCCGGTCCTGCAGATTGCTGTCTGCGGGGCCGTTTTCTTTTGCGGTTAGGTCATTCGCTTGCTCCCATTGGCTCCACGACCTTTTGCTCTTGCTGCTCAAAATCCTTAAGCAACTGATCTATCTTACTGGTCAGATATTCAGAGAAGGCTGCAGCCCGCACTTCATCTGTCATTACAATCTTGATATTCCGTAATCCGCGTGCCTCAACAGCCGGTTTGCCGTCTCTGCCCTTGATGAGCAGTTTGCGCTGCACAGCGGCTTTGCGGGCCTCTACTCCCTCCACAGTGGAAGGAGATAAATTTCCATCCACCACTTCAGTAGAGACAGCCAGATCGTGAACCCAGGCAAAACGATCCGGACTGGAAAGAGCATCCCATTTGCCTGAAGTCTTCAGGTTGGCAATGCTCTTGCGCAGCCGGGCAACAGCCCCCTCGTTCTCACAAGCCTTTGCTACCGTCTCCCACTTCACACGGCCAATACCACGGGCGGACCCAATGTTTTCAATAAGATCTTCCGGCACGCGGCGAATAATTGAGTTCAGTTTAGACACACGGGTCTTGTCACCAGCGCCAACAGCGGCGGCAACAACTTCACGGGTAAACGTCTTGCTCAGCTCGGCTGCAAAGAAACATTGCTGAATATAGGTAAGGTTCTTACGTTCTTCATTTTCCTTACCCTGAGCGATAACAAGTTCTTCATCGCTCAAATTTTCAACAACCGCGCGAACCGCAATATCCAGCTTTAAGCAGGCCTTAACCCGGCGGTGCCCATAGGCGATCTGATAATGGTTTGTCCGGTCCGGGTGAGGGCGCACAAGAACAGGCACTTGCTGACCATTCTTGGAAATACTCTCGACCAGGCTGTCCAGCTCTTCATCATCACCTTCAAACGCACGGTCCAGCGCTAATGATGGCAGCAGCAACTTGGCATCGAGGTTTTTGATGATTTGGCTTGGATCAACGGCTTCATTGCGCTGTTCGGTTAAGGAATGCAGGGCTGCACCAAGGCGTCCAACAGCGCTCTTCTCCCGTGGCTTTGGCACCTCTTCTGCAACCGGCGTGCTGGCCGCACGCTCGAGACCTGCATTGTTACCGGTCATGATCGCACTGAGTTTACTCTTATTTCTCTTACGTTTATCGTTCATGAGCGACCCCAATAAGACTTCAGAAGCTCCTCAATCTCGCTGTTAACTCGATTAACGGAATCCAGCGCACGATCATATGTTTTGCCATTGAAGTTGGAGCGTTCCGCCTCATAAAGTGTTTGCTGAACGTTCCCCGCTTCGGCAATCGCGGAGCTTCGCAACATTGTGTTGGTGAGAACATTTTGCAGCTGAGAACGCAGCATAGTCACCACATCTGTTTCCGGACGGCTGGTATTATCATGGCGCGTAATTAGATATTGCAGCGTTTTAGGCACCAGATACTCCGGCCCAAGCTGCTTTGCCACGGTGCTCTCAAAAAACTCGTTATGCGCGATGGACGTTGCCAGATACTGTGCCATAGATTCACAATCGATCCACTGCGGGTGAATGGTCACCAGCAAATGGTCCGCTGCAAAGGATGCCGCGTTGGACAGGTAGCCCAGACTTGGCGGCGTATCGCAGATGATCACGTCATACGCGTCTTCAACATTTTCAAACGCCAGTTGTAGGCGAGTGAAGTAAAGCTTGCGCTGAAGGCAGTCGGAAAGCTTGGCATGGTTGCTTGCCAGTTCATCTTCCAACTCACGAAGCCGTGTATTGGTGATACCTTTTTGCTTCTTCTCATCCTCAATGTCTGCAATACGGTTGCGTAATACAGGCTCTTCTTGTCCGGCCAAGGTAGCATAATGCGGCGCAAAAAATTCCCATTCGGTGAGGAACGGGCTGCCAATAGCCAGATCAAGGTTATCAAAATACGTTTTCTGAACCACCTCGCTCATAGGCTTCGGATCACTGTAACGTATTGATGCAAAAAGAGATTCCTCTTCCGGCACCATCTCAGGGACAAAGCCAAGCATACTGGAGGCAGACCCTTGCGGGTCCAGGTCCACCAGCAGAACACGATAGCCTTGCAAGGCCAGATGCTGCGCCAGATGCACCGAAGTACAAGTTTTGGCAGATCCGCCCTTAAAGTTGGAACAGGCGATGATCTGAATGTCTTCATCTTCCTTGCGGCGTGGATCATAGTTCAACGCTTTGGCGCTATCATCGCCAGCTTTTTCCGCAAGGTAGATTCGAATCTGGTTCATTTGCTCAAGAGAGTAATAGCGGCGCTCACCGCGACCAACCTTCTCAATCTCAAGCCCCATTTCATCAGCAGACAGAGCCAGATAGCGCGGAGTGATACCCAGATAGGCTGCCGCTTCTGACGCTGCAAATTTGCGCAGATTCTTTTCTGCCTTTGGAGGAAACTGAGACTGCGCCAGCGCCGCAAGCGTGCTGGATAAAGCCTTATGGTCTGCCTTCATTTGAGAAAGCATAATACCGCGCTCTAGTACCTCAGTGTCCATTTCCGAAATCACCCGAAATTTTTGATTAAACAGGAATTAAGGAAATACTCTGCATTTCTCAATCGGAAGTCAACGATTGCTTGGTTAATGAATACTTAACAAATCAATATAGCCATGATCACTTAGGCAGCATTAGTTCATTTTTCAGCACTAACTTGTTGTTTTAACAAGCTTTACCTCTATCACGGATGTAAACATTTAGCTCAGATAACTTTAGAAATAAGGGATGGAAAACAATCCACGCGAAGTGGTTTCGCTCAGAACCCAACTTCAAAAACCAATCAGCAGAATCGACCTTCATACAAGCACTATCCGATTCTGGAGATAGCCAAAACATCGTGAACAGGATCTTTAGGCAGAGCATTTGACATCATTCCTGATTACGACCCGATGGCCTTGTTGCAGGGGTCGCTGGCGCTATCAACTTAACCTGAATATAGCCGCAATCGTTTTCTCTGGGCACATTTTAGAGTTCTGTTGCAAACATGTCTTAGAGCGCAATTTGTGTGACTTCAGGGCTATTTCATTAGATTTTATCGCTCTGAAGATGGTTTTCGAGCATGATCATGGCTTCAGATAGAGCACTTGGGCCAATTCCGAAGGCCCGCTCAACGAGGCGGGCTTCACCCAGAACATCCTTTGAGAAGTTGAAGGCACCAGCCTGGCCTTTGCGCAGAGCCCGCATTACTTCAAAGCCTTTGATCGTCGCATAGGCGGTCTTCATGGTTTTGAACCCGCATACAGGTTTGATGAGCTGTTTCAGCTTGCCGTTATCAGCTTCGATGATATTGTTCAGATACTTCACTTGGCGATGTTCAGTGTCCGTGGAGCATTTTCCTTCTGCTTTCAACTCGGATATAGCAAAGCCATATGATGGGGCTTTGTCGGTGTTGATAGTATTGGGCTTTTCCCAGTCTTTAAAGCCACTCAAAGCTTTACCTAGAAACCTCTTGGCGGCTTTGGTATTGCGAGTGGGAGAGAGATAAAAGTCGATAGTATTGCCGAACTTGTCTACGGCTCGGTAGAGATAGGCCCATTTCCCGCGAACCTTTATGTAGGTTTTGTCGACCCGCCAACTGCAGGAGGATGGACGTCGCCATTGCCAACGCAGAAGCTTTTCCATCTCCAGGGCATATCTCTGGACCCATCTGTAAATTGTAGCATGATCAACGCGAACGCCGCGCTCAACCATCATCTGTTCAAGGTCACGATAACTGATGCCGTATCTGCAATACCAGCGAACCGCCCATAATACCACTTCACCACTGAAATGTCGGCCTTTGAAAGCACTCATAATATCACCAAACCAACATTGAATGATGTCTCATCGCAGTCACCGACAATTTTTGCAACAGAGCCAAAAAACCCGCCTTGCGGGATGCAAAGCGGGCAAATAGTTTTGAAATTTCTACACGGCCTCGCACAACAGTCGGCGGGAACCGCTATTTTAAATTTACAGCTTCACTCTGTAGACTTGGTAAAACTCGCCTCCATTCCACGTTCGATCCAAATCACCTCTGAAATACCGCCACCCATCAGCATCGGCATATGTGCGGTCTCTGACGTTATCGTCAACCCCATGAACAACGGCATCTAAAAAATAAGCACCATCCCAGCAAATATGCCAAAATCCAGTTGGAGGATATATTCTAAATAAGCTCCACGGAACATCATGATTATAACGACCGCCCGTTTCCGGCTCCCTGATTATGCTAGATTTCCCGTAAAGATGACTAAGAGCAATCGAACCACTAGTACGCTTCGCCAGATTGCGCACAGCGGTGTCTCCCAATGAAATGCGCCCCGACAAACCAAGCTCAGAACGAACATCACCAAGAGAAATCGGACCGTTAGTTTGAAGCGCCATTTTCTACTCCTTCTTTCAGTGTGGCTATTTGTACGCTCAACTCCTTGACTGCTTCAATCAATGGCACAGTCAAGCCGTGGTAATTGACAGACCTACATTTGCCGTCGTTATGAATAAGTTCAGGAAAAACATCTTGAACACGCTGCGCAATCACTCGTAGACTTTCGACCACTTCCCGGGTGTGGTTGAAGCGATAAGCTCGTCCAACCCGATCAGCATACTCCCTGTTCCCTTCTTTGTGGAATTTGAAGATATGCAGGATGAACCACTGGCGACCACCATCATAAATTGTACGCAATAACTTCCACACGGTGACTTTCTTTGCATATTCAGGGTGCGTACGTTCGTAAAAGTTCTTTTTGCTTTCGTTCGCCATCAATACCAGTCCGCAAGCTATCACAACAATAATTCAATTTTGACTTATTTTCAATATTAAATATATACCCCTCAAATTAATAGCTCTAGAATTAGGTTTTCATACTCACAATAGCAACACAAAGCATCTTACAGGTATTTTACGTACTGCATCTTATCTACCTCTAGGGAATTACCCTCACAAATAGTCTCCTCAAGACCCTTGATCAGGTGTCGCGGATTGAGATTATCCCGATTTTCGGCTCAAATTAATTGAGACTCTAATACCAAGCTGGCTCAGATTAACTGAGACTGGCGCACATTATGTAAGACAGGATCACATTACTGAGACTGAGTGCATTTCTCCGAGAATGAGGGTTTACGACGCCAGACCGGCTGCCCGCCTCTTGTCAGCAAGTTCTCGTGTCCGCGAGCTATCCAGCCGTCCATCAAGGAAGCTTCAAATTTCCGCTTGCCGGGCGTAGAACTGATCGGCCAGAACTTTCACCGCGCATCCGAGGCGATTGCGTTTGCCCCGAAGCGTTCGGATGGCATCAAGGCTGCTGTGATCGGGATGAAAGTATCTGGCCAATTGCGGCGCTATCAATTTAACCTGAAGTTGGCCACCATAGTATTCGCCGGGCGCGTTTTAGGCGCCAAGCATAGCGGCTTGTTTCCATTGTGAAAAAGCGTTGATGCGGTGGAAGTGAATGTCAACTGCGGAACGTTGGTGGTGAGGTGGAACGAAGAGATTGCGCAAGCAGGAGAAGGTCGCCAGAAATCTTTGAAGCTGCCCTCGCGACTTGAACTTCTGCATGGCCCGCTCTCGTTTTCGTAAGGGTAAATGCGAATTCTCCGCGCGATTGTTTAAGCCCTTGTGGCTGCGGTGCTCAATAGCCGGCATCACCTTGCGCTTTGCCGCTCTATAAGAACCAAGCTTGTCTGCGATCATTCGCTTTGGAGCAACGCCTTGCTTCGATAAAAGGCGGGTCAGCAAGCGCCTCGCAGCCTTGGCATTGCGCCGTTTTGGAAGGATTTCATCCAGAATGTAACCATCCTGATCAACAGCCCGCCACAGGTAGTATCACTGCTTCTGGATCTTGATCACAGCCTCATCAAGATACCAGATATCTGAGTTTTGTGCTCTTTTGCGGCGTAACTGACGAGTGTAAGCTGGGCCAAACTTGATCCCCCACTTGCGGATGGTTTCTTAGGACAGGGTTATGCCGCGCTCCAGCAGCATCTCCTCGACCTCACGCAGGCTGAGCGAAAAGCGGTGTTAGAGCCAAACAACGTGAGCGATAATTTCGGGTGGAAAGCGATGGCGTTTGTAACTGATCGGAGCACAAGTCATATTGACCAACTACCAATCGGAGCTGGAGCCAAAGATAACTTGATAGCGCTCGTTTGACATCAAAAGACACAAGCAATAAAGATCAGTCATTATTGACTTATTATTTCAACACGATACCATGTTACCCAAAACAAACTTGGGTAGTTACTCAATTTAGGGGGAGAATAGTCAATGTGGGACAATGACTATGAAATTGAGCATTTTCAAACAAGCCAGCTCTCGAAGGGCAATCATCAAAATAATCCAATGATTGAAGAATGCTGTTTGCAAAGCAGTTTTGGATAATTTCTCCTACCATATGCAGACAAAGGTATTCTGACTTTTGGATCATACATGAGATTATTCTTGTGTAGGCGAGACTTCTAAATGGACACCATGTTTAGCCAACTAGCTTTCTCAGGTTATTTGTGAGGAAACTAAATCAAGGCAGACCAAGAGGCCTTTTTCTCGTCAATTGACTACGTATTACAAACCTGCTTCCCGCAAGAGTTGAGATGAAAGTACATCCATTTTCATTGACGTAACGATGCGCACTTCTGAGCAAATAACCTGCTTGATGTTCGTTTCGTAATTTTTCAGATCATCAAGTTGATCAACCGCTGAACATAAAAAGAAATTTTGAAAAGAAAAGGGTGAAGTCAAATGGCTTAGCGTCAAAAGATAAGGACCTATACTGAGATAGGTCCCAATCCCTTATTTCAAAAGCGCAAAGCGCCTTAAAAGACTATTTAGCGATCTCTTATTACGGCGTTTCAAGACTATAATCAAGCTTTGCTTCAAGCAAGGCAATGATTTTCTGTGCTCATTTGGAATTTTTACTTTGAACTAACCGTGAGGGACACGGAAGGAATATCCGATGCAGCATTCATCAATTGCCACGTTTCGTAAACTCAATAGCTCCATAATAACTTCACAACAAAGAGCAAAAGGTGGATTAGCTCAATCAGTAAACAAAGCGGAACTCGCTATAACATTAAAGAAAGCTGCCCCTGTCCTAAAAATTTCAGGCACTCCCTATCAAGTTTTAGATATACTCCTGGGCTTAGTACGAAAAGAAGACTTGAAGGCAGGTAGACGCCCTCTGGTAGCAATTTCTAACGAACGCCTAGCTGAATACATTTGCCGCTGCAAGCGTACTGTCAGTCGCGCTGTAAGGACTTTGGCTGAAGCTGGTTTGATTGCCTATAATGATAGTCCTAATGGAAGGCGCTATATTCGCCGAAAAGATGATGGCTCGATCGATTATGGCTACGGACTTGATTTAACCCCTGCCTGCAATCGCCTTGAAGAGCTAAAAAAAGTAGCAAGAGAATTCCAGGAGGCACTTGCAGCCAAGAAAGCTGCTCAAAGAGCTATTACAAAATACACAAGAGCTATCGCAGATCTAGCAGCTACCTGTCCAGAACTAGCATCCTCCTCATTATCTCGTGCAGCATATATCAAGGGACAGTGCCTAAGTTCTAGCGAGAAGGCTAGCTTGCTGGAAAATCTGTATAAAGAGACTTTAGATGGAATAGACAAAATGTCATCTCAGGGTGACAAAAATGACGTACACTTATCTAATACAACAATAAAAACATCTAAAGATTCCGTAATAGAACGAGCCTCAAGTCAGCCCGATGACAACAGCTATGCTCCTGATATTGCTTCTGAAAAAAAGGGCATAGCAAAATCGATGGATTGCAAGCCACGCCGAACTCATGCAAACGACTCACTGCAATCCATTTCCATCGGTCTTCTTCAGCAGGCCTGTTTGGAAGTACAAAACCTCGTAGAAACACAATTCTACTGCTGGCAAGATTTGATAGGCTCCCTTGCTCCTCTAGCACACTTAATTGGGCTACATGAGGCTGGGCTGAAAGCTGCGATAGCTAGTCAAGGTAGATTTGTTACCGCAGCCACATTGGCAGTCGTTGCCGAGAAATCCTTGCGCTATCCTGAGCTGATCACCTCCCCTAGCGGCTATTTCCTTGCTTGCATTGAGCGCGCCAACGAAGGAAATCTCAACCTATCAAAGTCCGTGTTTGGACTTTTGAGTGCTACAAAGTAGCAACACATGACAACCAGGATACCTGTCACATTTTGTAACTACATTGATGAAGGCGATCCACATTGCAAAATATATTAATCCATATTAAAGTAAGTTAATTTTGACTTACATTAATATCAGGAGATTTACTCAACGCCGCTCCTGAAGTGCGAAAAATGCGACCTTGAATAGAAGTAAGTCAAAATGAGTTTGGCCGCATTTTGAAGCGTAAGAGGAGAACTCCATCCAACGAGAGCGTTTCATAGAAGAGCAGGTGCCATTCACACCACGCCACGAAGAGTGTGTCGAATGTATCCATGCTCGCAGGCACGGACCTGCTCCGTCCTGCCTTCAATGCGGAGCAGGAGAGTTTTTTGAACCCAAAGATGACGTACACAAACCCTCAGAAGAAGAACTGATGATTATGGGCTGGGAGGATTCGATTAATGGCTCAAACTAAATACATGAGGAGACATCAGTCTTAACTTAAAGCCAGTTCCTAAGCTCATCAGAACCTATAACAACAACTGTGAAAAGTGGCTTCTCAGATCGCTTAGAAAAGCAATTCACTTGGGCATTGCTTAAGCAGAATGACGCTAACCGGCTTGATGTGGAGAGCGCTTTAGACAACCAAATTCAACATGAAGAAGCAGGTATAAATATGCTTAGTATTTTTTCGAACCAACTTGCCGATGCGAATGTCGGCTTAATTGGGAGTTCAATTTTCGAACACGAGATGCCCTCCACGACTGAACAAGGGGTGCTCATTCGAGCGACAAAAGACGGCATTCAAGTTGACCCCGAAATTCCCGATTATTATGATTTTAATCTGGAAATCATTGTCCGAGCACCAACGCTTGAAGAAGGGGAACAACTAACTGAGGCCGTTCAAACCACACTCATCTCAGATAAAGAACAGATTATCACCATTGAACCCGAAGGACAGCCCATCGCTAAGCTGAACTTTGTTAGACCGCGCAAGTTCCCAATTGTTAGCTCCCGCACTGAGGGAAGTGGATATGAGTGGACCTTTGATATTCATGTCAATTTGGCATCAATCAAAGCAGCATAGCACCTCTGCTTACCACACGATAAGCACACAAAGTAAATCAGCTTTCGCTCAATTTCAAAAATAAATGTAAGTCAGTTTTGACATACTTACAAATCATGTTAAAATTGCAGTTGTGTTTAATACTGCCTTTACAAAGGATATTGAAATGGCATCAGATACAAAAAACGTAAAGATCGGTGTTTGTCAGGTTTTTCTGGGTGGCGTCGACCTCGGTTACACTAAAGGTGGTGTAGAAGTCGCTGTTGAGACAGAAACCCATGAGATCACTGTCGATCAGTTTGGCGCATCACCTGTAGGTGAATCCATCCAGAAACGAACAGTAAGCGCGACTGTTCCACTTGCTGAGACCACACTGGATCTTATGGCAAGTATCATGCCTGGTGCAGAACTCGTCACGGACAGTTCAGATGCAACCAAAAAGAAAGTCGTTGTTCCAAATGGTGTTGGCATTAATCTACTGGATCTTGCGAAAGACCTAGTACTTCATCCGCAGAGCAAAGACGCTAGCGATAAGTCCGAGGATTTTGTTATTCCTTTGGCTGCGACAGCTGGTTCACTGACGTTTGCTTATAAACATGACGAAGAGCGGGTTTATAACGTATCCTTTACTGGTTATCCAAACCCAACGACCAAAGAACTCTTTGTTTACGGCGATATTGACGCTACCGCCGCTTGATTTGTCAGATTAATTAAGTCAATATTGACTGATCTTTTGTGAGATCAGTCAATATCTAACTTACAAGTGGAATCCATGACCCAGACGAAATCAAATAGCCCAAACTTCCTGAATCTTGACGAAATTATTTCAGAAGGCGACGAAGTCAGTTTCAAATTGAACGGCAAGTCACATCGAATGACTGAGGCAACGGTTCAGGATTTCATTAATAATACCAGGTTGCTGCAAAATCTTGGTGTCGACGGTGACATCGAGAAAGAAACCCAAACCATCGTCAAGGTGATCAAGTCTTCGTTTCCAACTGTGAACGAAGATGATTTGATGCGACTGAAGATGAAGCAGCTTTCCAGTCTCATGGAGTTTATGCGCCAGCATAACGGTGAGCAGGACGTTGAAGACGAAATCAACAAAGCTGCGGAAGAGGCAGGGCTTGAGGGAAACGGACAAGCCCAGGCAGTGTCGTAAAGGAGCTTGATTTCAGCTTCTTTTTCAGTCGGGTTATGCGTTATTACCATATGGGTTATCGCGAGTTGCTCGATCTGCCGATCACTGTTTTTTGGGGCTTTAACAAGAATATAGATCGTTTGCGGGCGGAAGAGGATTACCGCTTTGCGACCGTTGCGATCTACGCCGCGTCCGGCGAAAAAGTCGGAGATTTGATGAAAGATCTTCGAGAGCAGATGGGCACCTTTATCGTTATCGACGAAGGCAAGGCAGCAATGCAAAAGGCAAAAGCAGAACGAGATGTAGAGGGCCTAAAAGCCCTGATGACACTCAGTAAAGGCGTGTGATGAGCGAGAATATCACTGTTGAACTTGATCTAGACGACAGCAAGTTTACTTCCAAAATTAAACAAAGCACCAAGTCCCTGAAAGACTTTGAGAGTGCCCTCAAAAGCGTGGCGACCAGCCACAGGAAAATGGCGGATGCTGCTCAAGCTTCTGCCGGAAGACTCGGGTCTTTGGGTGTTACTCTGTCGCGGGTTAACAGTGATGTTCAAAAACTCAACTCGAGCCTGCAAAGGTCTCTTTATTTGCAGAGGAATGTTGTTGCGTCGTTTTCCAGCTCCGCAAATACATTGCTCACGATCAACCGATCTATTGAGACCTCTTTTTCACGACAAGCGAAAGCAGTCGCAGATTTCAATCGAATGACGATCGCGGCTCGGAAGTCTGAAAGAAGCTTTAGCATCTCTGCCACCCGCGGAAAGAAAGTAGGCTCGCCTCTTAAGAGACGAGAGAATAGTGTATCCGCAAAACACGATGGCACTGACCCATTTAACTCAGCCATTGTATCAATAGATTCATCTATTGGTTTATTAAACAATATGCAACGCTATAGCGTTGGAGATGCAAGTCAATCTGGGCATATTGATGCAAAATTGGGTGGAATATCTGGGCCTGGTAAAGGCCAACTTCCTGCCCTGATAGGGGGGATAGGTTTGCTCGGCCGGAGATTTAATCTACCTGCAAGAATCATTTCGACGTTAAGTGGAATTAGTGGTGCATTTGATGATCCCAGTAGAGAAGCTTTTCAAGGCCTTGTTAAGGATGCACAACCCTTTAAAACCATCAGTCAGGCCGAATTATTTGTTGACCAACTTGAAAAAAGACTGCCAAGTATCGAAGATAACATACGAAAAAAAGAAACATTGATTAGTAATCAATTTAGTGTTGTTTCAGAATTACGAGGTAAATACAAAGAAAACCCCGAGCGTTTCAAAGAACATTTAGACCTTCAAACTGAAAGACTTGGTGATCACATCGTCGGCCTCGAACACTTTATTGATCAAAGAAACGCAATTTATGAAGCAAAGTCTTTTATTGATGCATATCGACAAGATAAAGAAAAGAGTTATCAGAGCCAGTATCTAAATGAAGTCAATGACAAGCTTTTTGCTGATATATATGGCGCCAGGAACATTGCCAAGGATCAATTATCGAACTTAAGGGCTGAATTTCAAAATAAGTCTGCCGATTATACATCTAGAGGTAAAGATTTATCCTCGATACAACCTAACAAAGACCATGCTGCCCTAAATGTGATTTTAGAGTTTAAAGAATCGGTGCTTGAATTTGCACAGCAGGCTAGCGCAAATGAACGACGTAAGCTTAACGCAGACCGCAACGAGGACATCCCTCTAAGTGATTTAGAAAAGCAAGCGATCCAAGTTGCTATTTCAGAACTGGACAACCTGATTGAGAGTCGGACGGCTGACATCAAAGATATCAGAGAGAGGCTCGCTCAATTTGAAGCTTCACCCTCAACTCCGCCCGTACCAGCAAACGCTGATGCAGCACCTAAGAGCTACACACGCCCGCGAACACCTGCAAATTACAGGCGACCTGTAACACCTTCAGGCGTTCCAGCTGTACCTAGGAACCGGCAGCCAGAGCCAGAAGAGCCTCCAAAGACTCCGTTTCAGCGGCAAATGCAGGAGTGGGCGAACATTGGTCAAAACTTCAATCAAGCCATGACCGGTTGGCTCGATAGCAGTGTGGATGCGCTGGCGAATTTTATCACGACCGGGAAAGCAGACTTCTCGGGCCTTATCAACTCGATGATTAAGGACATCACCAAACTGGCTCTCAAATGGACCATGTCCAAAGTTATGTCAGGACTTGGTGGAGATAAAGGCGCTTCATCTGGCAAGGCGGCAACGGCAAAGACCGGCAGTAAAGGTGTTCCTATTCCTACGCCTAAGCCTTTTCCTTTGGCCCACACCGGCGGCATTATCGGCGCATCGAATCTTGTGAGGAGATCTATAAACCCTGCCGCGTTTGTCGGTGCTCCTCGCTTTCATACAGGTGGCATCATTAAAGGTCTCGGCCTCGGCCCTGGTGAGGTTCCAATCATCGCCAAGAAAGGTGAGGGGGTCTTTACCCCAGAACAGATGAAGGCACTGGGCGGTGTGGCAAACAGCAATGTTTCCCAACTCAACCCAGTTTCCATCAATAACGAAATTACTGTCAATGGCAGCGGAGGAACTCCGGAGCAAAATCAAGATCTGGCCAAGAAAATGTCCAGAGAACTGGAAAGCTCCATGCGCCAAACCGTAATTAAAGAACTTCGCAACCAGCAAAGACCTGGTGGCATCATCGCTGCCTAAAGGAGTATCAAATGGCGACGTTTTTACCGCCCATTCCTCCGTCACCGGGAACGAGTGACAAAACCACAGCAAAACTCCGGGAAGTGGAGTACGGAGATGGCTACACACAGTCATCTCCCGATGGCCTGAACCACCTTCGTAAGGAGCTTTCCCTGACCTGGGAAAAGCTGCTGCCAGAACAAGCGAAGTATATTACAGACTTTTTAGCGGCCAGAGGTGGTTACGAACCGTTCCAGTATGCACCGTCCAACAGTCCGGTAACCTATAACTGGACCTGCAAAGAATGGACAGATGACAGGATTGAACAGGGATTTCGCAGGATTTCCGCAGTATTTATCCAGTCTTACGTGTCATAACATCAGTCATTGTTGACTTGTTTTGTGAAATATAATAAATCAATTTTGACTTACTTTTTCTTACGGAGGCTGTATGACCACCATTTACGAGGCTGCGCAAAGTCTAACTCCGGATGCTTTGATTTCCCTGTTTCGGCTGGACACCACCGCTCTGGGCGGTCCGGTATTCTATTTTTGTCAATCAGCAGAAGCCGGCGAGCCAGTTAAATTTGGCGGTCAGGATTATCAACCTGCAGACGTAGAATTCAAGGGCATGGAAACGAACTCTGCAGGCGCAATTCCCATGCCGACTGTTACGCTTTCCAACACGAATGGCGTCATCCAGACTGTCGTAAACCAATACGGCGATTTGCTGGGTTGCGAGTTTCGCCGTGTACGCGTGTTCGCGCGTCATCTGGATGGTGGCGCCGAACCTGATCCTACAGCTTACTTTGGCCCGGATGTATTTCAGGTAGAGCGCAAAAGCGAAGAAAATCCACTCTTTATCGAATGGGAACTTTCGGCTGCAATTGATCAGGAAGGACGCGTATTACCCGCCAGGCGCGTCATTCGTGACACCTGCCGCTGGCGTTATCGATACTTTGAAGTTGACCGGAATAACTTTGATTATTCCAAAGTACAGTGCCCCTACACTGCAAATAAGTATTATGACGCCAGCGGCCTTTCAACCACGAAAGCAAAAGATAAATGCGGCAGGCGTTTATCTGACTGTGAACTCCGGTTTGGCAAAGCCAAGGCATTACCCTTCGGCGGTTTCCCCGGTGCAGGGAGGGTTCAGTAATGTCTCACTTATCATCGGAAGTGTTTAAAGAAGCCAAAGCTCACGCAATTCAGGCCTACCCTGAAGAAGCTTGTGGCCTTGTTGTAGATGGGCAATACATGCGTTCCTACAACTACGCCTTACCGTCAGAACAGCATACCGGCTACCCTAACTGCGAATGCCGCAAATGCTCGTTCTCAATCGCACCAGAAGAAATTGTTAAAGCCGGCAACCGTCTCGATGCAATTTTGCATTCGCACCCCGATGGACCTTTTTATCCGAGCCAATCGGATATGGAAGGTCAGCTGCATACAAACGTTCCATGGGGCATTATCGCAACCGATGGGGAACGCGCCTCTGACCCGGTTATGTGGGGCGATACGCTAGAGATTGCGCCTCTGGTCGGCCGTGAATTTATGCATGGCGTCCATGATTGCTATTCGCTTATCCGCGACACCTTTCGGCTTGGTAAGGATGAACTTGCACGCCTAGACATCACGAGTGAATGGCCCTTTGACCCTATTATTCTTAATGAATGTCCCCGAAACGAAAGTTGGTGGGAGACACAAGATGACCTCTACCAAGACATGTTTGAAAAAGAGGGCTTTCGCGTCATTCAAAAGAGTGAAGTTCGGCCCGGAGATTGCTTCATGACCAACATCAGGTCGAAGAAAATCAACCATGCGGGTATTTATATCGGCAACAATCTCCTTCTCCATCATCTCCCTTCACGCCCCTCACGCCGAGAGCCCGCTGGCATTTGGGCAAGACATGCGGCCATGTGGGTTAGACATGAGGCCGCCGATGCGTAAAATTCACCTTCACGGCCACCTCAAAAAATTTGGTGAAATCTTTAAAATGGACGTGCTCACCGCTGGTGAAGCTATCCGAGCCATCAGCATGCAAATTCCAGAGTTTTGCGAGGCGCTCAAAGAAGGCTCTTATTACGTCATTCGTGGTGATCGCAAGACAGGGTACGGCCTGAACGTTGAACACATCAACGAGCTGCGCCTTGGTACTGGAGATTTACATATCGTTCCTGCTATCGCCGGCCGTAAAAATGGTGGTGGCGTCTTAAAGGCAATTCTTGGTGTTGCTCTAGTTGGTGCTGCTATCTTCTTTTCAGCAGGTGCGGCAGCGGGTTTAGCTGCCCCTATCTTTGGTACAGTTGGGCCCACGTGGGGCAATTTGGCAATGCTGGGTGCAAGTATCGCTCTTACAGGGGTGTCTGCAATGCTTACGCCCACCGATACTAAAACCGAAGAAAAAAGCGATGAGAGTTTTTCAATATCCGGTCCAAGCAGCTCAATGGCGCAAGGCTCTGTAATCCCACTTGTTTACGGTGAAGTCATCACTGGCGGGCACGTCGTCAGTGCCGGAATGGACATCGAAAATATAGGTCGATACAAACCATGAACCAGCACGTTACACCAAGTTCTCATATCAACGGTCGCAAAGGCGGCGGCGGTGGCGGCGGGAAAAAAGGCGGTCATTCCCCGGCAGAGGCAAAAAACACTCTTCGGTCCCGTGCTAAATTGCAGTTGGTCGAGATTATTTCAGAAGGCGAAATCGAAGGTTTGGTTGATGGTGAAAAATCAATCTACTTAAACGAAACACCGTTAGAAGGACTTGATGGGTCCCGCAACATTGATGGAATCCATTGGGAATTCAGAGAAGGTTTACCTGATCAAGCGCACTTTAACGGTGCTGCTAAAGTCGAAACACCTTATGACGTTAACATTGAGGTTAAAAAGAACGAGTCGGCAGTTGTCCGTTCAATTAATCAAGAAGATGCAGATGCAGTACGTGTCGTTATGCGCATTCCTTCTCTTTTTAAGACTGAGAAGGATGGCGACGTAGTCGGAAACTCGGTCGAATACAAGATTGAAGTTCGACCATATGGTGGAACCTATAAAGAAGCTGTTCGACAAAAATTAAAAAATCAAAAGTGTACATCTCCTTGGCAAATTGCGCACTACATTAAGCTTCCAACCGGCGGTTCTCCTTGGGATATTCGTGTGACTCGCTTAACTAGCGATAGTTCAGAGACCAAGAACCAAAACTCCACTTTTTGGGAGGCAATGTATGCTGTTGTTGAGGGTAAGTTCACCTATCCCAACACTGCCGCCGTTTACATTGAAGCTGACTCAGAACAAGCCGGTTCGAGCCTTCCTGAGCGACGTTATCATGTACGCGGGCTTAAGATAAATGTTCCATCCAATTACGACCCTATTCGTCGCACTTATGCAGGCATTTGGGACGGGACATTTAAGATCGCTTGGTCGAACAATCCAATCTGGGTTTTCTACGACCTCTTGATCAATGATCGTTATGGTCTCGGCGAAAAAATTGCTCCGGAGACGATCGATAAATGGGCTTTTTACATGATTGCCCAGTATTGCGATGAAGAAGTGCCAACTGGCTTTAAAGACAGTAATGGCAACAAAACTTATGAGCCGCGTTTTGTCTTCAACGGTGTAATTAATCAGCCAGAAGAAGCTTACAATCTCCTTGCAAAAATCAGTACCTGTTTCCGCGGTATGGCGCATTGGTCTTTGGGCAGAGTATTCGCTACAGCGGATATGCCTTCTGATCCAGTAAAACTGGTATCACCAGCAAACGTTGTTGGCGGACATGTATCCTATTCCGGCACTTCCATGAAGGCACGCCATTCTGTTGCGCTGGTTAGTTGGAATGACCCTGACGATTTCTTCCGACCAGCAGTGGAGCTCATCATTAATGACGAAATGCTCCAGCAATATGGTTGGCGGGAAACATCTGTACAGGGCCATGGCATTTCTTCGCGTGGTCAAGCTCATCGTTTCGGTAAGTGGATTCTGGATACTGAGCAACACGAAACTGAAACGGCCACTTATTCAGCGCACCTCGACCATGTAGATGCCGTTCCAGGAAACATCATTGCGATAGCTGATCCCATGAAGGCTCAAGCTCGCACCGGCGGACGAATAGTTCGTACAGATAACGGTCTGTCAGAGGTTTATCTGGACGGCGGCTTTGAACGGTCAGACGATCAAAACTACTCGCTTATGTTAGCAATGCCGGATGGTACAATTGATACCAAAGCCATTAGCAACATCCTTCCTTTTGGTAGAAATTCATCTAGTGGGATCGAAAATCATATCATCATGGATGGGTTTGAGGTCGGGCAAGCGAATAGCGATGGATCACTTCCACCTAGCTGGACTTCAACAACCAGCATTCCAGGTGTCGTTACTGATGTACTAGGATCAGGTATTGATGAAACGGGGCAACCTTATGCTGATTTCCGTATTCACGGAAGGAGCAGTAAAGGTAGCGATACATCGCTGGCAATTGTATTCAACCGCGACGCTCATATGCCTCGCGCTCTAGCTGGACAAACATGGACTGCTTCATGCTTGGTAGAAATGCTTGAGGAACCAGTCTGGCCAGATGGAACATCTTTTCAGCTTCTAACACAGCTAAGAAGCCATCCGTCAGCTACCTCTATTGCTACTACTTACCACAGTCTCGATAGCTTTACGCTTGGCAAAACCGAGCTTCTTAAAGGGACTGTAACAAGTAGCGACCCTGAAGTAACAGGGGCCAGGGCTTACGTTAGACTGGCAGTGCTCGACGACACTGCAGTCGATTTTTCTTTTAGGATCAAAGCTCCAATTTTGAATCAAGCGAGTGATAGAACAGAGTTCGTTCCTGTAACGAACTCTCGGATTATCCTCAAGGATGCATTGCGTGAAGAGCCCGTCAAAAATGCGATGTGGGCGATTACCGGAACAGATGTGGCTCCGCGCCAGTATCGAGTTCTAAGCGTACGGGAAACAGAAAAAGATCAAGTAACAGTCTCCGCACTGTTCCACGATCCTCAAAAATTCGATCGTGTTGAACAGGACCTTGTACTAGATCCAATCCCGTACTCTCGAATTAACACGACTATCCAAGCACCAGAGCAAATTGATGTGACTGAGTTCCGCATCAACAATGCTAATGAAAAGAAGATCAAACTCCTGGTCTCTTGGTCTGCATCACGATCAATGATCGTCTCTCATTATAATGTAGAGATCATCACACCAAGCGGCCAACACATTAGGTTCTCTGATGTCTACTCACAATCAGTAGAGATTGAGAACTCACTAAATGGTGAGTTTGAGATAAAGGTGATGGCAGTGAGTCATACCGGCTCCCGCTCACGCCCGGTAGAGAAGAAGTACGCAGCTCTTGGCTGGCTTGATGAAGATTATCCTGCTGATATTACGTCATTTAAGTCATCCGTAATTGGCGATATGGCCAACTTAAGCTGGAACCGGATCGATAACTTTACGCCCTTCACCTACACAGTGAAATTCAGCTCAAATCCTTTGGCGAACTGGAACACTGCAACAATTGTAGAAGATGGACTACATTACAATCGCCTTCAAGTGCCTGCAAGAAAAGGTACATATTTTGTCAAAGCAGTGTCTGCAACTGGAGTAGAAAGCCAAACTGCAGCGATGCTCCAAGTCAACGCACTCGCATCAATTGCCAATGTGTTTGAGAACCTGACGGAAGAAGCAGAAACCTTCACGGGACACAAGTCAGGCATTAAATATGATGCAGGATACAAGGCTTATCTTCTAGAGACCAACGAGGAAAATGGCGAGTATATAGGGCATTACACTCGCGATGGATTTTTCGATTTAAGCGAAATCCATACTTCTCGCCTCATTGCGGATCTTGACGGGTATGGGGTCAATTTAGAAGCAGATCTATTTGTTAGAGCCGATTTCTTTGACCTAGAAGATTACTTTGCATCTACGCCTGGCCAGTGGGATATCTGGGTAGAGCTTCGTTACACAAATGAAGCTCCAAATGATGGTGGAGCTTTCCCTGACTATGGAGTCACATGGTCCGAATGGGAGCAGCTAACCATGGCAGATTATACTGCCAGAGCTTTCCAGTTCCGAGTGGTTTTGCGCTCAAAGTTTGAATCAATAACTCCTGTTCTAAGAAGCTACAACATTCATATTGATATGCCGGATCGTGTTGTCGCTGGCGATGATATTAGTGCACCTGTTGGTGGCAAATCCATAGTTTTCGATGGTGCGTTCAAGAGCTTACAGGGCTTGGCTGTAAGTGCCCAGGATATGGTTCAAGGCGACTATTATCGCATTATGAATAAAAGCCGGTCAGGATTCAAAATCAACTTCTACAACTCTGCAGGAAGTGCTGTTTCACGCACGTTTGATTATGTCGCAAAAGGCTATGGAAGGGTACTCGAGCTATGACGCAGGCAACAAAGTTTGGAGCTCCGTTGCAGGGGCCCATGGCACCAGCTACTGTTACCGCTCAAATTGACGATAGTTTGAACGCGTTGTTGACAGGGCACCTAGGTTCGTCAAGACCAGAATACCTTGATAAGTTCGGAGTTTGGACGCATCAAGTAGATACTAATACAGCTAAACTTAAGATGTTTAACGGTGACAGCGATGTTGAGCTGTTTAGCGTTAACACAAGTAATGGCGATGTATCAGTTCCAGCACTAACAACAAAAGTGCAAGATTCGGAGAAGCTGGATGGGGTTAATGGCCCTAAATTTGCCCGAAGAGACGTGAGCAATACATTCGCTGAAACTAATACCTTTAACAAAATCGCTGATTTTAAATCAGGCCTTTACCTCAACAATGAGGCAGTAATTTCCTCTCGCGTTGGTGGCATCAATGGCGATCTCTCCGGTGATAACATTGACCATATTTGGCACGATGACGGAGATTGGCTTGGAACCTGGAATTTTTGCTCGGACACTAACTATAAATCCGCAGGCAATGCAAAAATCCGCGCTGGCAGGATGCACCTTTACAATAACTGGGAAACAACAAATACCAGCTATAAAGGCTTGCTAATTGAAAACAAAGCGACCGGAAAGCAAAACATTACTGCCAACCGTAGCAATCATGCTATTGAAGTTCACAATCATACACATGTACCCGCCAATGGAAGCACGACCGATGGAACACGTTTCTATAATCGTGGTGTCCTAGCTCATACCCGCAATTATGACGGGGGCCAATTACAAGAAATGTCTGCGATTCACGGTGACACTCGTCACTATGGTCCTAACTATGTCAATGTCATGTACGGGGGATATTTTTTTGCATATGTAGGGGCAGATGCGACAGGAGACGTTAATGATATCTATTCTCTTCGCTCTCGTGTTGATCTAGATGCAGCAGTAAACATAGACACTGTTTACGGCCATAAGGTCGAAGTTAATCCCGATTCAAACAACCCAACGATGAATAATGTCTATGGTCAATATGTACACATGGACCACGATAGCGGGACTTTGACAGGTAACGTATTTGCACTTTATCAAAATTTCGATGGGTCCTGGTCCGGAAAAACATGCTACGGAATATACCAAAACGAAGTTGATAAGAACTACCTAACCGGTAACTTAGAAGTCACTGGCGATGTGACAGCTTTGTCCGACATTCGCACAAAAACAGATATTGAAACCATCTCTGATGCATTGAAACTCGTCATGGGAATGAGAGGCGTCAATTTCACAAAAGACGAAAAGCGTTGTTCCGGTGTAATTGCTCAAGAGATGCAAAAGATTATGCCCGAAGTTGTTTCGGAAGGTGAAAATGGGATGCTATCGGTGGCCTATGGCAACCTCACCGGCGTTCTCATTGAGGCGGTCAAAGAGCTATCAAGTCGAGTTGAAAAGCTCGAAACAAGAAATGCTGTTTTGTAACCAAGAAGATCTGAAAATCGCAATCTTCCAAGTTTTGCGATGTAACCTTTCTGTTCTTAGATGAATTCAATTTCTGCAGAAGTAATGTTAAGCGGAGAATAATTGTAACTATGTCACAAGCAACAAAGTTTGGCGCTCCATTAGAGGGCCCGAAAGCCCCTGCCGCAGTTACAGCTCAGATAGATGATAGCTTGAATGCACTGTTGACTGGGCATCTAGGGTCAACAAGACCAGAGTATCTCGAAAAATTCGGGGTATGGACACAGCAAGTCGATGTCAACAATGCGAAACTAAAGATGTTCAACGGCAACAACGATGTTGAGTTGTTAAACGTGAACACGAGTAATGGTGATGTTACTATCCCCGCTCTCAAGACCAAGGTATTAGATGCAGAGAAGCTGGACGGTGTAGACGGCTCAAAATTTGGTCGCAGAGACCTAGATAACACATGGTCTGCTCTGCAAACCTTCAACAAAGCAGTCGAGTTCAAAAACACAATCTACACTGGAAACAATGCAGTTGTCTTTAATGATGCTGATGGACCTTTTGCGGATCGTAGTGGCACAAACATTGATCATATCTGGCATGATGACAATGATAGTACTTACGGTGGATCATGGAATTTCGTCTCGGATGGCACGTATAAATCAACAGGCAACAGTTTGTTGCGCGCTGGTGCGATTCAATTAAATCCAGCACTTAAGACACATACAAACGAGAGCGTCTACGCAGCGCAGATCGACCACAAAGAACCGCATATTATTAACCTGACGGCCAACCGAACCCACGTTGGGCTCAACAGTAGTTCCCATATAAACACACCTGAAAATGCTTCCGGAGCCTCAGGTACAAGGCTATCCGCCTATGGTGGACTACTCAACTCTACGATGAGTGAGGGAAGCTTAGGTGAGGGGTATGTTTTTTGCGGAGCCAACATCAAGAGCCATAAGCGCTCTACACAAGACTTGCGTTATCTTCGGGGTGCTTATCACGAAGCAAGCACTGTAGCGGGCTTATCCTCGGGTACTGTAGCACAAGTCTCAGGCACCTATACCTACGTCAACCTGGATGGAGACGATACTGTCACCACTGCATTCGGTCACCGCATTCATTTTAATCCCGATTCTGGTACAGGACATACAGAAAACGCTTATGGTCTACAGATTTATATGGACCGGGACGCCCAAACCATCACCAACAAAGTGGCACTAGATATTGAGTTCGACGGTGATTGGGGGGAAGGGGAAAGATACGGTATCTATGCAGGTGATTGTACGAAACACTACTTGACCGGTAAGCTTGAAGTCACCGGTGATGTAACCGCTTTGTCTGACGTCCGCACGAAGACAGATATCGAAACCATTCCAGACGCATTGAAGCTTGTTATGGGAATGAGAGGCGTGAACTTTACGAAAGACGACAAGCGATGCTCTGGCGTGATCGCCCAGGAGCTACAAAAGGTAATGCCTGAAGTTGTATCAGAAGGCGAAAACGGAATGCTTTCAGTTGCATATGGTAACCTTGCCGGGGTTCTTATCGAAGCATGTAAAGATCTTGCTGGTCAAGTTACTGAGTTGCGTCGTGATTTGGAGCAGCTTAGAAGCTAATATTATCTATCTGACACTTCTATATCCAGGTGCTTAATTGCAACTAATATGAGCACATCAGATTAACACCGCAATTGCATTGATTAAATCCGCAATATAAAGTAAGTCAAATATGACTTACTTTATATTGCCAAATTGGAATTCTAGATATGTCGCAAGCGACCAAATTCGGGGCACCATTACAAGGACCTAAATCCCCAGCAGCTGTCACCGCACAAATTGATGACAGCCTGCAAGCGCTACTCAATGATCACTTAGGAGCCGCCCGACCAGAGTACTTAGAACGGTTTGGTGTTTGGCTAAATCAGATCAATACCGATAAGGTGGCGGTCAAGATGTTCGATGGCAACAATGACAAAGAACTTTACAGCGTTGATCTAGCTAATGGCGAAAAGGATTTCGGCGATTTACGCCTTCGTGCTGTTGTCTTTGACAATCTAGAGCCCACTGATCTTGCGAGAGATGGAGAAGTAGCTTTCGATAGCTCCCGCGGCTTAATTATTTTTCGCAGTCAGGAAGTTGGCCAAGCAAGTGGCGATGGTACTTATACTGTTCTAGATACTTCCAATATCAAAAGCGGTACTGGTATTAACATTAGTGCTACTGAAGAGAATATCGCCGGCTTAACACCGATTGAATTTAGTTTTGACACAACCTGGGGAGATACTCAGTACGCCCGTTTAGCAGCTGGGAACACTTTAAAAGAACGTCTCACTCTGGAGAAAGATCTCTATAGTAATACTGGAGCGAGGTATAACACCAACCAGAATGCCTACCCTATTCAAGTGGATCACAAGTATCCTATTATCACTAATTTGACAGCCAACAGAAACCACAATGCTATTGATGTCGAAAATATTATAAATGCCCCAGCTAACGCTAATGCGACTGACGGCACACGTTTATACATGCGAGGAGGAGTTTTTAGAAGCATTGCCCATCATGACAGTTTGGGTGATTTTTACACTGTCTATGGCAGCGAGAATATCGCCGTCAAGCGAAGTATTGGTCATGTTCAATATATGCGTGGCGCTTTTAACCACGCCAGCACTTGGGGTGGCGGGTCTTCTGGCTCTATCCGAGAGCTTGCGGGGACGTACACACACGTCAATATTGACGGCGATGATGAGATCACAGATGCCTATGGACATCGTATTCATTTTAATCCAGACAGCGGCAGTGGTTCGATCACTAATGCTTTCGGCTTGCAAATATTCATGGACCGTGACGCGCAAACGATTACCAACAAGCGCGCCCTACACATCAATTATGATGGAGATTGGGGCCCTGGTGAGAGATACGGCATTTATGCAACTGAGACTACAAAAAACTATCTGCAAGGTGATCTCGAAGTAACAGGCGATGTTTCTGCACTCTCTGATGTCTCAACTAAAGATAACATCAAAACCATCAGCAATGCGTTAGACTTAGTCTCAAAAATGCGTGGTGTTATGTACGACAAAGACGGCAAACGTGGCACTGGCGTCATCGCCCAAGAACTGCAACCTGTTCTTCCTGAAGTGGTTTCAAAAGGTGAAAATGACCTCCTGAAAGTTGCCTACGGCAATATGGCAGGTGTTTTCATTGAAGCCTTCAAAGATGTCGTAGGCGAACTCAATGAGTTGCGCCAGGAGCTCAAGGAATTGCGAGGCGCATAACGCCTCTACCGACAAGCGCCTCCACCTCTATGCATTAGCAAAAGCTTACTGTCAGAGAAGTAGATTATGATCAATCGATCAGGGGATGAGCAATATCATGGCATTACAAACTTCTGGGCCTATCTCGCTAGATGACATCCGACAAGAACTAAGCATCTCCGGAGAAATTTCGTTAAATAACTTAGAGGTCAGGCAACTAGCAGATAAATCTTCCGGAGCAATATCCCTAAGTGACTTTTATGGTAAGCGAGCCGCTGCAAAGAACCTAAAAATTTTCTATGCTTCAGGTTCATTCATTGTTCCAGATGATGTTACCGAGATCCTTGCAATTGTAGTAGGCGGTGGCGGTGGGGCTGGAGGATCAACCTCGTCCAGCACAAAACCAGGAAACGGCGGCTCAGGGGCAAGAGCTTACGGGACGGTAAACGTAACACCCGGGCAAGAAATAACGGTCACAGTCGGTTCTGGTCGAAATGGTGACAACCGCAACGGTCGTGGAGGCTGGGCAGGTACAAGCACGTTCGATTACGTTTCAAGCCAAGGTGGGTGGGGCGTCTGCGGCTATCGAGAAGGCAATTACACAGCGAACGGCGCGAATGGCTCCGTTTTGGGCGGATCAAAACTCTCAGCCATCGGTGAAGACAACCTCGGCCTTAAGATTGCAGATGGCATTCTGTCAGTTGTTCAAACGGAACTTTCAAAATCTCAACTGCATAAAGGTAGCAACTCTAATGCTTGGATCCTCGCTTCCCAGCAAAACTTATACAAGTGTGGCGGCGGAGGTACTGGCAATGGCCGATACTTCAAGAGTGGCACATACTACGGCTCCGGAGGTGTTGGTGGCGCAATATTCTTGATTTATTGACGTAACTTACAGCTCACAAAGCACTAATCAAAAATGAGACCAAATTCAATTTTGAATACAATAATCCTTGGTCCAAGTTAAAACCACGTCTCGCCTAATGACTTCAATATCAAGGCAAATTCAGAGAACTCAGTTGTCACCGGAGACTTTTAGGTCAACCGCGAACTTCAACTTGCTTTCGAAACATTATGATCAAATGATTAGGGGATCACCAATATCATGGCATTACAAACTTCCGGGCCTATTTCGCTAGATGACATTCGGCAAGAGTTAGGCATTTCGGGTGCTATATCTTTAAATGACCCAGAAGTCAGACTGCTGGCGGGCAAACTTTCCGGTGCAATATCTCTTAGTGATTTCTACGGAAAGTTTCGCACTCTACAAACTAGGACGACAGTCTACACGTCTGATACCACAATCATTGTACCAGAATACGAAAGCGTAGCGATCACTCTACTTGGCGCAGGTGGACCTGACCGAGATGAGGGTTGGAATGCTACTCGTGCTATCGTAACAGGCGGTGGTCTCGCGAAAGATCTTATAGCAAATGCAGGTGGTCGAGGACGGTTAGGGACACCATCTTACCATTCCGGATACCGTCAGACAGATGAGGGAGATTATTATTACAATTACGTAACCTACGGACCGGGGATACGAGGCTCCGCAGGAACAGCCTCAGGCGGCGACCAAAACATAACAGGTGGCGGCAAAGCAGGCGATACAGATAGACACAGGCAAGACGGCCCTGGTGGATACGGCGGAAAATGCGTTCTTACTCGGTCAATCGGAACAAGTGGCGCGCCAGTTGTTGGGCAAACAATGACCGTGGACGTAGGTAATGGAGCCAATACTCCATCAGTAACCTTAGACTGGTCTTACTATGTGTACTCATAACACTTTCATTTATAGGTAAATTAAAATCATGGCATTTGAATATCATTTCACCAAAGAAGAAGGCGATGTAGCTGTACTAACCGCAGATAATTGCCCAACTTATCTAAAGGGGTTCTTCTTCTATAATCTTCATGCATTGGACAATAAGCAGCTAGCAGATCTTAATGTTGAACGGCTCACAGTTCCAAGCGAAGATCACTACACATTAGATAAAGTTCTTGAGCGACAATTGGCATCAGGCTTCGGCGCAGCCAATCGAAACTGGAACTCATCACCTGCGAACAGAGAAGCAATTCAGCTTTATGCTTCTGCAGTCTCGGCAGGTGTGATCGAGGGTGATGAGCTGGTCACTCTTATGGATTCGGAAGGACAACCAGCAGAGATTGCTGCAAAACATCTACCAGAGATCGCCTTAGCCCTCGCAAAGCATGTCGTCAAAAACATCAAAATTAAGTCAGCAACAGCACAGGCACACGGGGCCAGCTGGTCAGGCGCCTCTACGTTAGTAATGCCGCCCAAAAAGTATCTAGTCGAAGTCTCTCCAGATGACGCCCTGCTCGATGAGGCAATGTCCTTGTTGTGAGTTTATCAGCTGGCGCACCCTTTGGATTACATAGATGATGGGTTGATATGAATGTATTTCGAAAAATTAGAAACAGATCAAGAAGTAGTCAACCTTTGCTCTACGATATTTAAGTCTATTTACGCGTCTTTAAAGCACTACCATGTGAAGTCCAAATACACTTTGCACGACTTCAATCAACTAGAAGTTCCGACAACGGAAATCGGCAAAGATTATGGCTCTGTATATCCCCCTAGTTCTTTAGTTCAGTTTTCGAGTGACGGAGCTCTGAGGCTTAAAGAGCGCGCTGCTTTAGAGGCCTATATGGGCGGACAGTGCGCGAACTTAGCCTACATGCCTCCGCGTAGCATTATGGACTGGCATCATAACAACAACCTACCGGGGTCATTTGTATTCTACTCGTTCGCTCCTCAAGAAGGTTCCATTGTGAGATTTAAAGACCCCAACACAGGTAAGATCATTGACGATATAGAGCCTGCTGGATGGAGCGTTCGCAGACTTTGGTTTCAAAAAAATAATCAAACGCTTTGGCACTGCGTCTGGTCAAACTCAACCAGATTGTCTTGGGCAGTTAGGGAGGCAAATTCATGGAAGCAATCAAACTAGATCATTCTGATTTTATTGATCCTCAAACGTTGAACTTGGGCGTTTTTGCCCCAAATCCGGAGATCGTTTCAATACTATCAGAAGTCGTGAAATCTTACATTCCTCGTATGCTGGGATACGCCCCCGCACCTTTTCCAATTGAGGAATTCAACGCCCAAGCAGTTCCTACGGAAGATGTTTTTAATGGCGCTACCTGGGGCGAAGCCGCTGTGAGCATGGTAGAAGAATTCAATAAAACAGGTGCGACTGAAAAAGTACTCAAAATTGGAAACTACATCGATTGCGTTAATGCTCTCTATTATCCGTCGGGTTCGATAATGGGATGGCACCACAATAACAATGTCCCAGGAGTTGCTGACCACTACGCCTTCTCTCCCAAAGGAGGGACCGTTTTTCGTTACATTGATCCAATAACTAAGGAGCAAATCGACATTACGGAAAGTGCAGGATGGTCGGCCAAAAAGACTTACTTTCACCCTCAATACACTACATGGCATACCGTTTACACCGCAGCGCCACGGTTTTGCTTTGCATTTAGAGAAACCAATCACTGAGGTACAGATGTCTCTAATAACTCTAGAAGATGTCGACCAAGACGTCATCGATATAGTGAAACCATACGTCAAAAACTATATTTCGAGGGTTAAAGGCTATTGCCCTCCGAAGGAAACACTAGAAGAGTTCAACGCTCAGCCATTACCATCAGAAACCAGCGAAGAAAGGTACAAAGGCTTTGTTCATGGACGAAAAGCAATTCAATTCTCAGAGGAGATGCGGGCGGATGGTGCCTTTGAAAAGCTGGGAGAAGCGTTAATTGGTGATGGGTGGGAGGACAGTTATTTAGGTGTCAATGGCCTATTCTACCCAGCTGGCAGCATAATGCTATGGCATACCAATTCCGATCAACCCGGAATTAATCGCTATATCAACTTCTCCGCTCGCGGCGGCGGCATCTTCCGCTATATCGATCCATTCACCAAAGAGGTGGTCGAATCCCGCGATAAAGCTGGGTGGAACATCCGCACATTTCCCGTTTTAAAGAAGACCCCTCTCTGGCACACCGTGTACACCCCAGAGCCACGCTTTGCCATCGGGTTGCGGGAGCTTTGCGATATCGACACGCTTTGGGAGGAATATGGCTCCATTGAATCTGTTTTAGCGCGAAACAACAAACGCTGATAAATTTAGCAAGTCATCTTCTATAGGTATCTAGATATGATATAATAGGTCAACTTTGACTTACTATGCCTCAAGATCGCGGCGTATACACTCGAACAGGAAACTATGGATGCCCGGTCCGACAGACGAGGATTTGAAGGTTCAAATGGCGGTGACCATTGAGCGACTGCATGTTCTCAGTAAAGAAATGTCTCAACAATTAATGCGGCGAGACGAGCAGTTTGATGAGTTAAAACAAGAAATAATTACCTTGAAGAAGCACGTAGATAACAATGGTGCGATGCTGAACCGAGCCAAAGGCGGTTACATGGTCATCTTAGGATTGGGAGCTTTGCTCTCTTGGGCAACGGACCTATGGCAAAAAGTTTTCAAATTATTTTCGTAAATCAGGATTGATTGATTATGACTGCAGTTGAGCAAATCCTAGACACAATAATTGGCCATGAAGGCGGCTTTGTCGACGACAAGTATGACGAGGGCGGTGCAACTAAGTATGGTGTCTCTCTACGTTACGCAAAAGGCGTAGCAGAACTAGATCTTGACCATGATGGTGATATTGATCGCGATGATATAATGCTTGTCGATCAGAAGCTTGCGCGCAAACTTTATAAACGCGATTTCTATTATGCCTTCGGCCTGGAGGAACTTCCAGCCCTTCTGCAACCGCAATTGTTTGATCTCTCAGTAAATGCTGGTGGACGCCGAGCAGTTAAAACATTGCAATACGCTTTAGTAGCCCTAGGATATCAACTCAAAGCTGATGGATACAACGGTTGCAAAACCACTTCAGCTGCTCACGATGCAACTAAGCACATTGGGCTCAAAAGGGTAAATGAAGAAGTCGTACGAGAACGTATTAACTTCTATCATCGAATTGTAGCAAAAAATCCTAGTCAAAAACGCTTCCTAAATGGCTGGACGAAGCGAGCCAAAAGCTTTCTGGTTTAGACATGTCTCTTCCCAACCCAGAGCCAAGACATGGCAGTTGGAAGATCAGGCGGCGCTTACTGTTTGCAGCGCTGATCTTCTGTGCCATGCAAATTTCATGGATCTTATGGAGCAACAAAGTCGGCTCCCTCTACGAGCAGGCACTTTTAGCTTTCATTGGAGCAGCTACCGCCATCATAAACGGCTACGTATTTGGTGCAGCATGGGAAAATAACAATCAGCGTATGAATGAGAATTCCGGTAGAGTAAAACGAGAAAACT